GATATACCAATACTTTCCTGAAGCCATAATTCTATCTGTGGTTTGATTTATGTCTGTGTCTAGTTGGTCAATATCTTCCTCGAGAGATTCCCAAGTTGTTTCATCAATCAACTGAACATAGTTTGTAGCAAGAGTCGGGGTTGGGCTTATATCTGCTAAATCAAGAGAGCCAGCGGTGTCATAAGGAATTGAGATTGTGTAAGTGCGTCCACCCGGGAATGATTCTTCAACCGAGTAGGTAAAAGGATTAGGGACAACATCCGGGTCGTTTGTAGCCGGGAGCGTAACACTAAAGGCTCCGGCGCTAAGAGCAACTACGACGGTAGATGGGGCAACCATTTGGTCATCGATACCGCTTCTCAGAACCTCGCTTGAAGTAAATCGAACCTGACCTTGAATGGCATTTCCCTCATAATCTACATAATTTCCCGTAATAGTAACGGTGTTGATATTCGCGCCAAGTGCCATTTAGCACCCGACCAAAAATAAGATATTGAATTTTTCTTCGACCAAATCCTCGGCAGTATTTTTATCTGCTAAAGCATTATCCACCGCATCATCTAAATCATCTGTGTAGGTTTCAGCGGCATCGGTTGTAACTTCAAGTTCAGTCATCAACGCCGCGTATGTCGTAAGCGTGGCTATGGGTACATAGGGTTCTGCCATTTTAGACCCCCATCAGCATTAGTTGTTTGCTATTGAATAAAGCAATTTCCTCTGCCGCGATTGCCGCATCTTCCGCATATTGTTCGGCATCTTCGGCGTACTCATCGGCATCTACCACAAGGACACGGATAGCCTCAGCATCGTTATACCGGGTCAATAGCGCTTGATATTGGTCGAGGCTCACATAAGAAGCCGCTTCAGCCGAGGCAAGGGCTGGCAATAAGTCTGCGAGGTTTTGTGTAGTTCCGGCAACTGATAGAGGAAGAGCAATTTCAATCGTGCGTCCACCGGTAAAGTTTTCTTCAATTGTATAAATAAAAGGTTGTGGCGTGACATCGGTATCGCTTGTGACAGGTAGAACTACGCTAAATGACCCGGTGGCATCAAAAGTCTTTTGAATTACAACCGGAATAATAATTACATTAGCGGTGGTCTCTTTGAGAATTGTTTGTGGTGTGAAGTTGATTGAACCACGCACCGGATTACCGGCTAAATCTACATAAGTTCCTTGGACAGTACAAGTTGAGAGTGAACCGGGCAAAGCCATTTACTACGCGCCTTGTCTAAATACATTCACAGTCTGTGTACTAGAGGCAACAACACCAAAAACTTTTTCGCCCTGTTGTAATTCAACAGCAAAACTGGTTCCTCCAAGTAACTCATAACCATAAGAAGTTGTTGTAACTCCGGCTCCGCCTAAATAAACAGTTGCTCCATCGGAAGGAACTTGAATACTAATTGTCTGACCGTCTCTACCGTCCGCGTCAGATGTAAGTTGGGTTGCCGTAGTTCCTACGGAAACTCTTTGATGTGATACTGCCATAAATTCTCCTTTACGGATAGGGACGGTCCATTTTAGCGAACCGTCCCTCCCTAATTATTCTGCGCTTTTTTTCTTAGGCGCTTTTGGCTTTGATTCTTCTACTTTTTCGGTTGCTTCAGCCTTTGGAGAAGCATCTTCGATAAAGCGGATATAGCGATTGCGAGCAAGCGCTTTAGCATGGCGCCATCCCTTTACATCTACGATGTCACCGGCGACGACTTTACGCCCATCGATAACCATAGATTTTAGAATTTCAGCCTTCATAATTACGCCGTTGTATCAATCCAGCAATATGAGAATGTTGCCGCCGCTTGGTTGATTGCTTCTGCGGTTGGATTGTAAAGATAAACGGTGACTGTATCCGCGGCTGTTACTGCGGCGCCAGCGAAAATCAAGTCATCGTTCAATGTTGAAGGTGGATTCACAATAATGATGTCGGTTGTTGCCGCACCAGTTAGTGTGAAAGTGGTTGCTCCACGGGTAGTTGCGTTGAGGTTAGCAGGGTCAATAGAGACTGTTCCGAATTCAATTCCGTAAACGGTGTCATTTGTTCCAACCTGTAATGCTCCAACTGCTACTTCACCCTTGGAAAGTCTGTTTACTAATGGCATTTATTTTTCTCCTTATGAATAAGGGGGCAGGACTATGAAAGCCCTACCCCCTTTTTCGACTAACTAAGCGACGATGGTTGTCCAAAAATAACCGAGGTCGGAAGCGATGACTTTGTTATCCCAAGCCATTTCTGCTTCAACGCGGTCACTCTTGATTGATTCCATACGGAACGAAGAAGTTCCGATTGTTGCGCCGAGTCCGCCTGAAACACCGGTCCAAGCAAAGGTGTATCCAGCGGAAGGGGTCAATAGACCGGGTTGTGGAGCAACATGAGCAAGAAGAGCGCCCTTACCGAACGCGAATGAATACGCTTCGGAGGCACCTTCATTATTCGTCGCCTTGACTGCCTTAGCAACCATAACGCGAGGAATATCGAACATCGCACCGAGCATGTCGGTTGTGATGGTCTGTGAAGATGTGTACTTGATACGGTCTACCAAGTCAGGGTGATTCTTGAGGCTCTTGAATACATCGTAGCCAAGAACGAGAGTGTTTGCTTCCATTCCAGTACCGGAAAGAATCTCAGCCTTACCTGCCTCAATATCAGAGATTGGGTCAGATGAGGTGTAGTCAGACCATTGCTTTGTTTGTCCTGAAGATGGTGCGCCAGCAACACCAGTTACATCATCTGCCCAAACACCTGTGGTGAAGAAGTCAGATACGAACTGAAGTTCCTTACGGAGCAACATGCGACGGGTGACGAACTCTGTTGCCTCACGAAGAGGATTCAAAGGAGCGTCAGCGTTAGCAACGGTTTGGTCATCAACATCTTTGTGGAAAGCATAAACATCAGCAGAATATGTTCCAGTTGAGATGTTGTAACCGCCACCAGCAGATTCAGTTCCCGGAGCGCGGCGTTGTGCCTCGTCACGGAACCAATCGTTCTTGGTGTAGGTGAAGTATTTATCGCTCTTCTTATCGACAGGGATTACAGGGAATACCTTGTCAGCGATAAAGTTATCTTGGTTCTGTAAGTAAGCAACCGAGATGTTTGTAAGAATCGCGTCTACATGGACGGAATTGATATGTGGCTGTGGCATTTTTTATTTTCCCCCTTATGCCGCTCTGCCCGGATTGGCGCAGTTGATTACGGCGGTGACGATGTTTCCATCTGCCGCAGATTCGGTCAGAAGAGTTCCAACAACAAACTTGGTGGTATCTGTACCAGCAACTAAAGCAACTGCCTTACCTGCTGAAGATGTGCCAACGAGTGCGCCTTCACCGATTGCCGCACCAGCGACAATCTTTGTTCCACCGACAACAAGCACTTCTGCTTCTTGTCCGGAAGTTGGAGCGTTTTGAAGTACACCGATTGGAATGTCGGTAGCGCTTGAGCAAGCCGCGGCTTGTCCGGAAGCGTTCAACTTCACAAATGTGTACTGTAATGCGGAAAGGTCAGCCGCCGCTACGAGGGTGACCTTTACCGAGTAATTAGAGATTTCGTATGCCATGTTTTAGGCACCTTTCTTCTCGGATAGGTACTGGCTGTAAAGGTCAGGGTTTTTTGTAGCAATATCAGCGATGGCTTGTGCCATTGACTTTGATACTCCCTCTTCGACTGCCGACTTTGCCAATGCCGTCATGCGGTCATAAGCATTGCCCGTTGGGAAGTCTGCGGATTTGCCTATCTCCGCAAAAATTGATGCTGATTCCGCCTGAGCATTTACGGAAGAGAGAACCTCTTCAATGCTCTTTGCTAGGTCTGAATCTACTTCGTTCAAACGGCGAAGCGCCGGTCCAACTTTTTCAGCATTGAGATTGAGATTAGCCCAACCCTTTGCTTTCTCTACTGCCTCGGCGTCAGCGCGAGCAATGCGCTCCTTGCGGAGTTCTGCTGTTGCGGCTTCTGCTTGTGTCTTGAGGTCAGTAATCATTTTGACAACTGATTTAGGAGCAGACTTCATGTAGGAATTGATTTTCTTTTCTTCATCATCTTCCATTTTTTCTGTCTCTTCAGAGGGCTTTTCCTCGCTCGCCGCCATTTCAACTTCCAATTCAGGTTTTTTATTTTCCTTTTCGGCGAGTTTGGCTTCGAGTTCTGCGATACGGGCTTTAGCCGCCGCAAGTTCTTCCTCTACGGTCTTTTCGACCGGCTTCTCCTGCTCTTCAGTTGCCGAAGTGTTTTTCTGCTCCATATTGGAGTCCTCCTCGGTGAGCGATTTGTCTAGCACCCTCTGAACTTCAGATTGACTGGCAGATTTCATAACCAACCAGCCTTCATGTAAGTGAGCCGGATGGTCCACACCACTTGTCTCTTCAATAGCAAGATTCACCATTTTACGAGTGCGTGGCTTGGGCAAGGGTCTCTCCTTACAAATAAGAGGCAAGCCTTTTAGCATCCGGCTAAAAAAACTAACCTCGGGTCTTGACAGATGAAGAATACCACAAGTGTAATTTCAACCTTTTTACTGGCGAGCCATCTCCCGGGTTCTAGCCAAGGCATCAATGAGGTTGGGAATTACCAGCATTGAGAGAGGATTTTCGTTAGCCCAAAAACGAGCCAATCTAAAGGCAAAATCATTTTTGTCGATTTTAGCCCAAATGAAAAATGCTTGGGTTTCGTTCGGAAGAATAACTTGGATTCCGGCAAAGCCGGGAGGTGTTTCAACCGGGATTGCTTGAAGATTCATTGAAGAAAGAACTACTATCGTGTCATCAATAATTGTTTTCATTTTTTTGACTTTGGAGGTCGAAAAATATCCATCATATCCATTGCTTCCATATCATCATCGTCTGAGGAACTTCCAAACTCCCCTTCAGAATCATCGTTACGGCGACGGTGCCTTGGATGTAATCCTTCGCTATCAACATATTCACCTTCAGAGTCACCATCTCGACTACCGTGACTAGATTGGTCGTGGTCGCCATGTTTGTCTACTTCTTTTTTATCAGAGGCATAACGATGACCCTCGGGTAATAAATCTTGGTCATAAGGCGAGCGCTTGAATCTACCTGTCCTCAAAGCGTGTAAGAATCCATTGACTCGACCCATTGCCCATTGCTCTCGACCTGTCACATTAGGTCGGACTGAAGATGGGTTTGATGCGTAGGCACCCACGCCACGGTCATAAACTTGTTGTAAAACTCCGAGAGATGTTCTCTTGCTTTTTACATCACCTACGGATTCGTTGTGTTCTTTTACCTTATCTCGCAAAGTGCTTTCGGTGGATTTTTCTAAAGTTTTATCTGTCATGCGTAATTGACTTACAGG